TATACACTACAAGTTGAGGATACTGCAGATACTACAACTACTGCTACTACTGCAGCACAACCAGAACCACAGGTTGTAACTCCTAGTGGACGCGACAGAAGCTCAAGACCAATGCCAGCACCAGATCCTATAAATTATAAAGAGCTTACTACAGACGATATTGCTAAGATGTTAGAAGATCAAAACTCGGCCAAATCTACAGCAATAGCATTTGGTGCAGGTGCTATTAATCCTTTACTAGGTCTATTTGTTAAGGGTGCTATGATGGATAGTGCTAGAAGATTAGACAAAGAAATAGAACGTAGGATTGCAGCAGAAGAAACATCTACAGCAGATAGAGCCGTTCTTGAAGGTTTATTAGAGGCATCCAAGAAAGGTAAACCTGGTCTGATTACACGTGTATATGGAGCACTAAAAAATGAGTTCTTCCCAGAGACTGACGATGAAGTAATAGCAAAAGAAATAGCTATGAAGATGGATATTGAAGCTGGTGAGGTGTACGACTTTGAAGGTGATATTACTAAAAATATAACACCTACTGAAGGAGTTATTTCTTCTGGTGACCCTGAGATAATGGGCATGGATCAATCAGAAACAAAGCTACCAACAGAAGAAGAAGTGATAGCTCCTACAACAGGTAAAGTTTCTACATATACAGATCCTGTAACCAGAGAAAAAACAAAGTTTGAATCTTATGGTCAGGTTACTAGGAATGGTGTATATGCTGGCGATGGCTTTGAGTGGTATGAGATGGATGTAAAAGGACGTGATGGTACACCTGTCTTAGGTAGAAGATATACAGGTGAAGGTGAAGATAATAACTTAGGTCAAGACACTATCATAGCAACTGAGCTTGGTTACGGAGATCCAGCAGACAGAGATGTATTTGTAAAAATAGCTGACATATCTCTAGAAGAAGGTAGTGAGTTTGCATCCACTCAAGGCTCAGCTAATGATGGAGATTTCTTAGAGTTCTTAAAGACAGGAAGCTTTGGAGCCAGCGAGTCTTTTGCAGATCAAGAAGGTAAAGACTTCACTCCAACGCTTACATATGGAGAAGTTCTAAATAAGGTTAAAGAACCAGAAGTATACGTACCAGAGCCAATAGTCCCAGAAAGTAAGAAGGCTTTTGTATCAAAACCTATAGTAGATGAAACAGATCCTAATAATATAACTACATCTCTTCTGTATGATAATCCATACGGAGACCCAATTACATCTCAACAATTCCGAGATCTTAGAGATAAACGTAAAGCAGAAGAAGAGGCTGCAGCAATTAGTGCTGCTCAAGCCGCCGAGGCTAAACGAGCACAAGAGGCAGAGGCAGCTGCTCAACGAGGCAGAGATCAGTATAAGTCATCTATGATTGCAACTAACACTGTTGCTGCTAAGGCAAAAAGAAGAGGTGCTTCAGCTTCTGAGATAAGTAAAATTAGATCAGAAGGTAGAAAAGCATCTCAGAAAATGTCAGATATTGCTAGAGGCAGACCTGTAACAGGTTTTAAAGAAGGCGGTTTAGCCTCCAAGAAAAAAACCAAAAAGAAGAAGAAGTAACTACAAAAACTTCATATAACAATAAGGCTACCCAGCTTAGGCTGGCCCCATCATAAGGAGTACAACATGATACAAGAGCCACAAGAAACTACGCCGATTAAAACTACATCGGCTTCACATCAAAGAAATGACGCACGTGTTAAGCGTGATCAAGAAGAACTAGAGGCACTGCTAAAGCAAGCACGTGGCGAGACAGATGAAACAGAAGAAGCTGTTGAGGCGCAACCCAGTAGCGAAGATCCTGTCGAACCCAAAGTTCAGACAGAGAGTAGTACCGAACAAGAAGAAAAACCCCAAGGTGAAGCACAAGAAGATGATACCGAGTTAAGTAGTGAAGAGAAAAACTTCAAGAAGCGGTATGGTGATCTACGCCGACACATGCAGGATAAAGAGAAAGACTTTACTGCTAAGCTAGATAAGCTAGAAAAACAATTAGACGCAGCAACAAAGAATGAGCTTGTACTTCCTAAGTCAGAAGAAGAGATTGAAGCATGGGCTAAGAAATTCCCAGATGTTGCAGGTATTGTAGAAGCTATTGCAGCAAAAGAAGCAGATAAGAAGTCTTCTACTTTAGATGCACGTCTTGCTGAAATAGAAGAGTTACGCTCTAGTGCTAAGCGAGAGAAAGCTGAAGCTGAGTTAATACATATGCATCCTGACTTTGTATCTATCAGAGAAGATGATGCTTTCCATACATGGGCAGACAATCAACCTAAGTGGGTACAAGATGCTCTCTATGAGAATGTAGACGATGCTAAGTCTGTATCCCGTGTTATTGACTTGTACAAATCTGATAAAGGTATTGTTACAAAGAAAGCTAATACATCTGATAAGGGCGCAGCAAGTTCTGTAAAGAGTAAACGCTCAGCTGCACCAGAGTCAGACGATAGCTCAACTTACTTACGTGAGTCACAGATTGCTAAGATGAGCATCAAAGAATATGAGAAGCGTCAAGAAGAAATAATGGACGCTCAACGTAAAGGTAAATTTATTTACGATTTATCAAAGAAATAGTTGACATCTGCTTAAAGATGAATACAACTAGGGGCATGTACAGTGTTAGGTATCAACTACCTGTACATGCTTATAACTAAGCTCTAGCCACAAAAAAGAACTACCTCAAGACTAAAGGCCCAGCGCTCAAAGGATGGCAGTCCCCAGAGCAAAGCTGACTACCCTATTAAGAAGAGCCTCTTTAGTTGGTATGAAGCGTAAAATGTCACGCCATATCTATAAGGAGAATTAACTATGGCTATTACTTCCGCAAGTGGTGGATTTAACGGAAACTTTTCCCCGATTATCTACTCAAAACAAGCACAGATCGCACTTCGTCGTGCAGCTGTAGCTAACGCAATCACTAATAACTCTTACTTTGGTGAGATTGCAAACCAAGGCGACGTTGTTCGCATTCAAAAAGAACCAGATGTGACTGTAAACGCTCTTGAGCGTCACACAGCTATATCTGTTGAAAAGTTGAATGATGAAGACTTCTCTTTGACTATTGACAAAGCTAACTACTTTGCGTTCAAGATGGATGACATCGAGGACCAATTCTCAAATGTTGACTACGTTAGCCTAGCTGCTGACCGTGCAGCATTTAAAATGGCTGACTCAATGGACGCAGACATTCTATCATACATGTCAGGTCACACAACTGCAGGTGCTTACATTACCGCAACATCAGGTGATGCACAGCACGACACAGCTGGAAACCTAACAGGTGAGTTTTTAACTGCTAACCATTTGGACGCAACGGACTTCGGTTCATTGGGTTCTGCTGACTCTGCTTCAACAGCATATGCTAATGGCGATTCAATCCCATTGGCTCCACGTCTTCCAGGCGCAACAGCGTTGTCTACATCGACTGTTTCACCTTTGACAGTGGTTGCTCGTATGGCACGTCAGATGGATCAAGCAAATGTTGACTCAAGAGGTAGATGGCTGGTCCTAGACCCAGTATTTATTGAGATGCTCAAAGACGAAGATTCACGTATGTTGAATGCTGACTTCGGTGGAGCAGGTCTACAAAATGGCTTGGTCTTAAACAACCTACACGGCTTCCGTATTTACCAATCTAACTCTTTACCTTCTAAAGGTACAGGTGCTGGAACTTCTGGTGCATTAGCACAAGACGTAAACTTTGGTGTTATCGTAGCTGGTCAAGACGATGCTGTTGCTTCTGCTGAGCAGATCAACAAGGTCGAGAACTATCGTGACCCAGATTCATTCGCGGACATCGTGCGCGGCATGCATTTATATGGCCGCAAGATTCTTCGCCCAGAAGCATTAGTCACAGCGCACTACAACGCTGCGTAATAAAACTTAATATTGGGGCTGGTTTTATACTAGCCCCTTTATGTACATTTAAAACCTTTTAGGAATTAACATGGCGACTTATATAAATCTAGTTAATGAATTACTTCGTCGTCTTAACGAAGTTGAGATTGGTGAATCTGATTTTTCCACAACTAAAAATGTTCAGTCTCTAGCTAAGGATGCTGTTAATTCTTCTATACGTGAAATACTACAAGATGCACAAGAGTGGCCTTTCACTCTAGTAACATATCAACATACGTTATCCTCTGGTACTAGCACGTATGATTTTCCTGCCGATTATTCAAAAGCTGATTGGGAAACTTTTTATCTAACAAATGCAGAGTCTGCTCAACCTGCACATCTACCTAGTATTTCTTATGAAAGTTATGTGTCAGAAAAAAGAAGTATAGATGATGTAGCTGGTGTAAATGGTTATGGCATACCTACTACTGTATATAAAACACAGAACACTAAGTTTGGAGTTACACCTCCTCCCAATGCTTCCTATGTCATAGAGTATAGCTACTGGAAGTTCCCTGCAGATCTAACACTAAGTAGTGACGTTTGTATTATACCTGACAGATTTAGACACGTAGTACTTGATGGTGCTATGATGTACTTGATGCACTTTAGATCTAATGAACAGTCTGCTCAGTTACATGCAGATAAGTTTAAAAAAGGCATAAAGACTATGCGTAGACTATTAGTAGATACTAAAGATTACTTAAGGTCTACTGTAATAAACAGAGCAGGAAACTCTTTCTATAAGAATGATGTCTAGATGGTAGATAAACTTAATACATACCTGTCAGTTTGTGCTGGAGGGTTGATCACTAATGTAGATCCCTTGACACAAGCTTCAAACTTATCAGGTAGCGCTATACGTATGATTAACTATGAACCTGCCTTAGCTGGTGGTTACCGTCGTATTAGTGGTTATTCTAATGATTATGGTACTGTTCCAGGTACAGGTGCTGTACTAGGCGTAGCAGTAAATGGTAATTTAGACGATGGTATATTTGCATGTAGAAAACCTACATCAGGCCATGACTATTTATACAAGTGGCAGGACTCCAGTAATTCTTGGGTAGCTATACCTGAGGCTGGCAATCCTAGTATGACTAATGTTAGTAGAGTAAGGTTTACTAGCTTTAACTGGTCAGGTGAAGTACTACTTCTTACTGATGGTATAAACCCTGCAGCTGCATATAATGGTACTGCATACACACAGATAACACACGCACAAGCTCCAAACAACCCTAAGTATTCTGAAGAGTTTGCATCTCATTTATTTCTGTGTGGGGATTCTTCTGAGCCATACAACCTATACTTTAGTGCTCCATTAAATTATTCTGATTTTAGCCCTGCTAATGGTGCTGGTGTTATTAATGTAGGCTATACTATAACAGCAGTTAAAAAGTTTCGTAATCAATTATATATTTTTGGTTCTAATAATATTAAAAGACTAACAGGTAATAATTCGTCTAATTTTATATTAGAAAATGTTACTTCAAATATGGGTTGCCTTGCACCTGATTCTGTGGTAGAGTTTGGTGGTGATTTACTTTTCTTAGGACCTGATGGTATACGTCCTGTTTCTGGTACTGATAAAATTGGTGATGTTGAACTTGCTACTGTATCTAAAGAGATACAATCTATATTTGATAATTATTATCTATCAGAACAAATAGAAGATATAGCTATTGTAGTACTTAGGAAAAAGTCACAGTTTAGATTTTTCTTTAAAAACGATTCGTCTTTATCTTTGATAGGTGGTATACGTAAGAGTCAAAATAAACAAAGTATTTTTGAGTATAGTCAGCTTACTGGTATTGAAGCAAATTGTGTAGATAGTGGATACATAGGACAATTTGAACATGTGATACATGGGGATGGTTCTGGTAAAGTACACAGACAAGAAAAAGGTAACAATTTTGGTGGTAACTCTATATTTAGTTTATATCAAACGCCTTACTACTATATGGAAGATCCAGAAATACGTAAGGTAATACATAAAGTAAACACTTATTTAAAATCAGAAGGTGATACAGAAGTTTTTGTTGGTGTATCTTATGACTACGATGACACAGGAACAAGCAATCCTACTAACTATGAGTTTACTACAGAGGGTGCGGCTTCAATTTATGGTACAGCTATATACGGAGCAGGTGGTATATATGATGGTAATCCCTCACCTAAAACACTTACAAATATATCTGGATCAGGTAATTCTGTTTCGATAAGTTACGTTACGAATAATACAAATGCAAGTCATACTATACAGGCAGTAGCCTTGACGTATGAAAAAGCCGACAGGAGATAATACTTTGGCAGGTTACGTAAGACAGTCTTCAGCAGACATAATACCAACAGCTACACTTCGTGCAGCACCTATTAACGCCGAGTACAACAAACTCCGTGATGCATTTGCAGTGTCTAGTGGACACAAACACGATGGCTCAACAGGAGAAGGTGGATACATTCCGCTTATCGGTGATGTTGATGCATTAAACAAAGTTGTTATAAACACTGCTACTAATCAAGTAGGTGTCTTTGTAGAGGTATCTTCAGCCGCAGTAGAACAAATACGCTTCTCTGATGGGGCTATTATACCTGTAATAACTAATGATATAGACTTAGGTACATCTGGTTTAGAGTTTAAAGATTTATACTTAGATGGTACAGCACACATAGATACACTAGATGTAGATATTAATGGTGCAGTTGCAGGTACGTTTACTATAGGAAGTACGTTAGGTGTTACTGGAACAACTACTCTAAGCACAGCTAATATTACTACAGGTGTTATTACTTCTGTAGACATTAACTCTGGTGCTATAGATAACGTAACCATAGGTGGTACAACAGCAGGTGCTGGCTCATTTACTACACTGAGTGCTACAGGAACTGCTACTCTGGCTACTGTGGACATTAATGCAGGTGCTATTGATGGTACAACTATTGGTGCTTCATCAGCTTCACCTGCTACTGTAACAGACCTAACTGCTACAGGAACATCAACACTAACTACTGTAGACATTAATGCAGGTAACATAGACAATACAGTTATAGGTGCATCAACAGCCGTTGCTGGTAGCTTTACTACAGTATCTACATCTGGTCAGGCTACACTAGCTACTGTAGATATAAATGGTGGTAATATTGATGGTACTATTATTGGTGCTTCTACTACAGCCGCAATAACAGGTACAACTATTACAGGCTCAAGTCTTGTAGGCCCACTTACAGGTAACGTAACAGGTAATATCACAGGTAACGTTACTGGTAATCTTACAGGCAATGTAACAGGTAATGTAACTGCAGGATCAGGTTTATCTACATTTAATAATGTAACTGTAAACGGTACACTAGATGTTACAGGTACAACTATTGCTAATGTTACTGACCCAACCAATGCTCAAGATGCAGCTACAAAGAACTATGTAGATACTGCAGATGCACTAAAGCTTAACCTGTCTGGTGGAACTATGTCAGGTGCTATTGCTATGGGCGGTAGTAAAATAACAGGTTTAGGTGCTCCAAGTGCTTCAACAGATGCCGCTACTAAGGGATATGTAGACACTGAGGTATCTGCTTTAGTTGACTCATCTCCTGATGCACTAAACACTCTTAACGAGTTAGCTGCGGCAATCAATGACGATGCAAACTTCTCAACTACTATTACTAATTCTATAGCTACTAAGTTACCTCTTGCAGGTGGGACACTAACAGGTGACATTGTAATGGGTACTAACGCTGTAACATCTACAGCTAACCCTGCAACAAATGATGAGCTATCTCGTAAAGGTTATGTAGATGCACAAGATGCTACTAAGTTAAACTTATCAGGTGGCACTATGTCTGGTGCTATAGCTATGGGTACAAGTAAGATAACTGGACTAGGTGATCCTACTGCTAATCAAGATGGTGCTACTAAGAACTACGTTGACACAACTGCCTTACTAAAATCAGGTGGTACTATGGCATCTGCTATAGCTATGGGTGGCAATAAGATTACTGGATTAGGTACTCCTACTGCTAATACCGATGCGGCTACAAAAACTTATGTTGATAGTATCGCAGGTTCTAATACAGCGGCGGCGGCTAGTGCTACTCAAGCGGCTACTTCAGCTACTAATGCAGCAACATCAGCTACAAACTCAGCTAACTCAGCAACAGCTGCGGCTACCAGTGCTACTAATGCCGCTAATTCTTATGATGACTTTGACGACAGATACTTAGGTGCTAAATCATCTGCCCCTTCAGTAGACAATGACGGTGACGCTTTAATAGCAGGTGCATTGTATTTTAACACTACAAGTAACATTATGTTTGTTCGTAGTGGATCAGGTGGTTGGCAAGCGGCAGGTTCATCAGTTAATGGTACATCTGGTCGTAACACATATACAGCTACATCAGGACAGACTACATTCTCTGCAACATATGATGTAGGCTACGTAGATGTATATCTTAATGGTGTAAAACTTTTAGTTGGTACAGACGTAACAGCTACAAGTGGTTCTACTGTAGTACTAAGTGCAGGTGCTACTGCTGGTGATATTATTGACATCGTAGGTTATGGTACATTCCAACTTGCAGATCACTATAGTAAGACTGCGGCAGATGCTAGGTTCTTAGGTCTAGCTGGTGGCACTATGACAGGTGACATTGATGGTAACGGCAATAAAGTTTTATTCGGTAACGTATATTCTCAATTATCAGACCTACCAAGTGCATCAACTTATCACGGTATGTTTGCTCATGTTCATGCAACAGGTAAAGGTTACTTCGCACATGCAGGTAACTGGATTCCATTAGCTAATGATACAGAAAAACTAAACTTATCTGGCGGTACTATGACAGGTAACTTAGACGTTGGTGGATCAGTTGAGTTTGATAGCTTATCTGGTACAGGCTCTGTGTCTATTACAAACATACTTGATGAAGATAACATGGCATCTAACAGTGCAACAGCACTAGCCACACAACAGTCTATCAAAGCTTATACAGACACAGCTATTGCTAACCTTGTAGATAGCTCACCGGGTTCTCTTAATACACTTAATGAGTTAGCCGCAGCTTTAAACGATGATGCATCATTTAGTACTACTATAACAAACTCTATTGCTACTAAACTACCACTAGCTGGTGGTACTATGACGGGTGCGCTTACAACTACTGGGCTGACTGTAAATGGTACTACACAAGTTGATAACTATGGTTCTACAAGCGGTAAAGGTCGCATACAATTTGGCAACTCTGGTCAAAAGTTTATTGAGGGTTTTGATACAGGTAATGCTGGTAGTGGCAGTTACTTAAAGTTTGGTAGCGGTTCAACAACTCAAATGACTTTGGACAACTCAGGCCGTGTTGGTATTGGTTGCACGCCTAGTCGAGTTTTAGATATTGCAACTACTACTGGTGGAACAATAATCCACCTTACAGATGATGTAACAGGACACACAGCTACCGATGGTGTAGACATTCAACAGGAAGGTACTCTATTTCAAATACTTAATAGAGAAGCTGGCGATATACGCTTTGGTACAAACAATGCAGAACGTATGCGCATCACATCGTCAGGCAACGTTGGTATTGGTGAGGCAAACCCTCTTGGTAAATTGCACATAAAGGGGTCTGACACAGGTGCTACCGCATCTGCTCAAGGAAACTCTTTAGTTTTAGAAGATTCAGAGAATGGATTAAGTATTTTATCCTCTTCTGCTGGTGCAGGTTACATAAACTTTGGTGATAGTGGTGATAATAATATTGGCATGATTGTTTATGACCATTCTGCTAATGTACTTAAAACACATGTTAACGGCTCAGAACGTATTCGCATAGACTCATCAGGCAACTTGTTGGTGGGTAAGACTACTACAGCTATTGGTACTGTAGGCACAACACTTGGTGAGTCTGGTTTTATAACTGCGACACGAAGTGGCAATCCAGTGCTTAATCTAAATCGTACAAGCAGTGATGGCCCTATAGCCGATTTCTATAGAGGTGATGTGTTAAAGGGTTCTATTAACATTTTCTATAGCAACTTAATGATTGGTAAAGAAAGTGGTGCAAGGATAGCATTTGGTAGCACAAATATTTACTCAACTAATAATGCAGGTTCTACAGTAGATAACTCTTATGATTTAGGTTCTACAGCCTCTCGCTTCAAAGACGTATACGCTGTAAACTATCACGGCGATGGCTCTAACCTAACAGGTATTACAGACACAACCTACAGTGCTGGTGCTGGCCTTGATTTATCAGGTACAACTTTCAGTGTTGAAGATGATATACGAGAATATTCAGACCAAATAGTTGGGAATAATGCAAATGAATACACTAGGTGGGTAGCAGATAGAATTGAGATGGTTGTCCAAAATGGTGAGAAGATGCGTATTGAATCTGATGGTGACTGTCATGTCGATGGCAACGTCATTGCTTACTCAACAACAGTCTCTGATGAACGTCTAAAGAAAGACATCGTGAAGATAGACAATGCCTTAGATAAAGTATCACATCTAAATGGTTACACATTTGAATACTTAGCTGATGGCAAAAAGTCTGCTGGTGTTATTGCTCAAGAAGTCGAGAAGGTAATGCCAAGTGCGATTACTGAAAGCACACTTCCCCTCAAGATGGGTGAAGATGATAAGACTGAATACAAGACAGTGCAATACGATCAACTTCATGGATTAATGATTGAAGCAATCAAAGAACTTAAAGCTGAAATCGAAGAACTAAAAGCGAGATAAGTTAGATGGCATTACAAACTTCTGGTCAAATATCCTTAAACGATTTGCACGTTGAGGCTGGCGGTTCGTCTGGGAGCGAGTGTTCTTTTAATGACACTGATATTCGGGATATGATTGATAAAAGCTCTGGCTCACAAAGCTCAATGAGTGAGTTTTATGGGGCAACTTCTGGAAATGAAGTAGAAGGCGCACACTTATTTGTTCAAGACCCAACAGAAAACACTGAAAGAGACATAGGCTCTAGTACCTATACATTTACAGTGCCTACTGGTGTATTGAATATATCTGTTGTTTGTATAGGACAGGGTGCAGTTGAAACTTCTGGGACAAACAGTTTTAGAAGATACTATTATCAAAGTAACGGTGGCGGCTATGGCGGTGGCGGTTTATGTTATAAAAACAATATAGATGTTGTCGCTGGGCAGACATTTACAATAACGCTAAATAGTAGTTATGCAAGATTTTATAGGGCTGGTGTTTGTGATGTAAGAGGCAATGCTGGTAATTTAAAAAATGGTGGCACTTTCTCAGGAGGAGACGGCGGCGGAAATGGCGGAAACGGCGGCTCCAATAATGCTGGCTCTAATAATGATGTGACTTTTTATGTAGGATCAGGCGGCGGTGGTGCTGGAGGATACGGCGGATCGGGCGGTGCAGGTGGTTCGGCTTATGCTCCGCCTAATTCTGGACGGAGTGGTGCTAATGGCTCAAATGGTGGCGGAGGTGGCGGAGGTAACATGTGGACTGATCAGCAAGGCTCTGGTTATGGTGGCGGTCACTACGGCGGTGGTACTGCGCCCTTTGGTCAAGGTTCGAATGGATCGGGTGGGTATGGTGATACCA